AGAGGTAGCTCACCTGGTGAGCCTGGCAAAGGAGAGGCAACCCTAAAAGGCAAAGCAGATGAAGAAAATAAAGAAGCAACATCTGCTGAAAGCAAAAAAGAGAAAGATAAAGAAGAAGAATACAAAATCATAACTCTAAAGCTTACAGAAGAGGAAATACAAAACTACTCAATCACTATGCCAGAAGAAAGTGAGATGGGAAAAGTTGGTATTAACTTAGAGCCTTCAGGAACATCAGGAAGAGATTGGACACTAACTGATTATGATAAATTTATAATTGTTAACTATCCAAAGACTCTTGGTGATATTCATTACTTCAAAACCAGTCATGGCTTTATAAGAGATTATGAAGAAAGAGCAGGTAGCAAATTATTAGCTCAAGAAAACTTTGCACAACAAGTTAGAAGACTGATTCAAATCAGAGCTAAAGTACAAAGACAGTATGGAGTTAAAAAGGGTAAGTTAGATCAATCTAGGTTATCTCGTATTTGTTTTAATGCTCCTGGGTTTAACGAAAGAGTATTTAAAAACAAAATAGAAAACAAAACTCTAGATGCTTGTATATCAGTGTTAGTTGATATGTCAGGTTCTATGTCTGGAGATAAAGTTTTTTATGCGTTGGCATCTACTTTGCTACTTAATGAAGTATGCACTACTCTTAACATTCCAGTTGAGATTGTTGGTTTTACTGATGGTCATTTAGATCATGGAGCTGTACCGCTAATGTTTGTATACAAAGGATTTTCTGATTTAAGTGTTAGTCCTGAGAATATAAAAAAGTATTTCTCTTGCAGTAGCAATTACATGTTAGGCAATCCTGATGGTGAAAACATTTTGTGGGCATTTAATAGGATTTCTAAAAGAAAGGAAAAGAAAAAGCTTTTAATTGTTATGTCTGATGGTAGTCCAGCAGCTACAGCAGGGTATGACGGTTTAGAAGAATTTACAAGCAAAGTAATTAAAGAAATAGAAGCTTGTAAAACTGTAGATATTTATGGTTTAGGTTTATGTAGTCCAGCAGTTAAATACTTTTACAAATCTAATAGTGTTGTTACTGACCCAGAACAAATACCTAAGAATTTACTTGAACTTATAGAAAGGAAGATAATTAATGTCTGAAGCAACAACACCAAAAGTCGAGGACCTAGTCAAAAAAGCTTTGAAAGAAGCTTTAGATAAGCGTAGACCACCAGCATCTGATGTACCAACAGTACGAGAAAAAGAGGGCTTAGAAATGTTAGAAGAATTAGCAGAAGATATGTCTAAAGATGTTACTAGTAAAAAAGCTCTTGGTCCTAACCAAGTTTATTTTTCTGATGTTATAGGAGATCATCTTATACCTATGACAGAAGATTTTGGAGTAACAGTTTTTAAAGAATATGATTGGGATAGTCGTATATCTTCATTTATTCCTATGATTGATAAAGACTACGTAATAGATAGAGAACTTGCAAGTAATATTCTTATGTCTTGGGAACTTAACGAGAAAATTCTTTGTTATGGTCCTACAGGTGCAGGTAAATCTAGTTTGATTGAACAGTTATGTGCTCTTACAGGTAGACCTTTTGTTAGAGTCAATTGCACAGGTGACATGGACTCATCTATGATTTTTGGTCAGCTTACAGCTAAAGATGGTTCTACTATATGGGTAGATGGTGCTGTTACAGANGCTGTTAAGTATGGTGCTGTATTTGCATGGGACGAGTGGGATGTGACTCCACCAGAAATTTCTATGGGTCTACAGTGGCTCTTAGAGGACGATGGTAAGCTTTTCTTAAAAGAAATGCCTGGTAGTACCAAAGACAAACAAATCATTCCTCACGAGCATTTCCGTATTGTTGCTATTGGTAATACTCAAGGTCAAGGTGATGAATCAGGTGCTCATGCAGGTACTAACGTACAAAACTCTGCAACTCTTGATAGGTTTGGTACAGCAGTTTACATTGATTATTTACACCCATCTATCGAAGAGAAGATGTTAGTTAATAAATGGAAAGAGACTGTAACTAAAAAGTCAGCTAAAGAGCTTGTTAAACTAGCTAATCTTATTAGACAGGGTTACAAATCTAATCAATTTAATCTAACAATATCTCCTAGATCTTTGTTTAGTATTTGTCGTAAAGTATCTGCAGGTTGTACATTAAAGAAAGCTTATACATTAGTTTTTCTTAACAAACTTAACGAGACACAACGTAAAGTAGCAGACGAACTCTTCAACAAAGTATACGGATCTAGCTCTTAAAGCATAAAACCATATAGCCTTATCTACGGATAGGGCTATTTATTTTGTGTTTTTAATAAAGATAACAAATGATAGATAGAAAACTTATAGTAGCAAATGCTCCTAGTAACATTGGTGAGCAGGTACACGTTAACCACACAGGCTGCGAAGCAGGTGTAGACAACAAACGTAGACTGTACATCAAAAGAACAGACAAAGGACTAGTGGCATACTGCCACCACTGCAACGACAAAGGCTACGCCAAAGATGAGAACAGGTTATCAACATGGCTAAACAAAACAACAGCAGCTAAAGTCATTAAAGAACAATTCTCTGTTAGTAGTCTAGCTACTTTAAGCCCTAAAGGTTTTGTTTGGTTAACTAATTACCACTGTGATGCCAGTAACAAAAATTGTTTTAATGGTGTTAAAGACAAAGACTCTGTAGCTTTGACACTGTATGGTCCTGATGAATCTTTGCTAGGTTGGCAGGTACGAAACCTGCTACCTAAAGAAGGTACTCCTAAGTACACAACACATTATGTCAGTGAACTAAGCAATGGTGATCCTGCTTGGTTTAACAGACTAACAACAAAGACATTGGTAATTACTGAAGACTATCTTAGTGCTTGGAGAGTGGGGTTTAACACAACACATGCTTCTATGGCGTTACTAAGAACATCTATGTCAGACAAAGCATTGTTTGACATAGAGAGGGGACATTACGAAACAATCATTATCTGGTTAGACCCAGATGAAGCAGGAAGGAAAGGAGCAGAAAAAATATATAAAGGACTAAACCATTTTTTACCACAAAACACAAATATAGTTATATTTGATCTAGACAAAGAACCGAAAGAATGTACTCCAACAGAGCTACAAACTTATCTTAACTAAAGGATACCAATGGATTACGATGTGCTTTATCTTTGTTCTCAAAGCAAAGAAAATTTAGCCAAATACAGACGATACATAAAACCACATGTAGTCGTTAAAGAAACCAACATCATCCTTGATGGAATGGAGAAATACCACAAAACATTTCCAACAGTCTCTGACTTCAGTTGGGATAGTTTTTCTGCTTTTCTTATAGCAGACCAAAGCAAACGATTAACTGACGATGCTATTGTCAAGCTTCGTATGACGCTAACTAAAGCAAAGACGTTTGTTCCACACCATGCACATGAAGAAGTAATTAAAACTCTCATAGAGTTAGACTACTTAGCTTTAATCATGGAAGAATGTGAGAAGGTCAAAGAAGGTTCTAGTGATCTTGAACACGTACATATCTTAGCAACCAACGCCCTTAAAGATGTAGAAAGGTACATAGAAAAAGATGAGTTGTTTGTATCTGCTGACTTATCTGCTATTGCTGATCGTATCAGCTCTAGTGGTTATGAGTGGAGACTTGATGTTCTTAATCGTTCTCTTGGTCCTCTTCGTACAGGCAACTTTATTATTGTTGCAGCTAGAGTAGAAGTTGGTAAAACAACGTTCTTAGCTAGTGAGGTTAGTTATCTTGCACAGCAGTTACCTAAAGACAGACCAGTTGTGTGGGTCAACAATGAAGAAGAATCAACAGTTGTATTCTTTAGAATTGTTCAAGCTACGCTAGGACAAGAGTCTAAAGTTATCATAGCTGATTCAAAAGCAGCTATGGAACAATACACAACTTTAATGGGTGGTAACAAAGACAAGATCCGTGTTACTAAGGACATGAACAACATCAGAGACTTAGAAACATTGTTTAGAGAAGTTAATCCAGGACTTATAGTATTTGACCAGCTAGACAAAGTAGATGGCTTTAAAGCAGATGACAGGGAAGACATTAGACTAGGTAAAATCTATAAGTGGGCTAGGGAATTAGCTAGATCATATGGTCCAGTTATTGCTGCATCACAGTTAAGTGCAACAGCAGTAGATATGAAAGACCCACCTTTTATTGGATTGGATGCTCTTAGAGGTTCTAAGACAGACAAGCCAGGAGAAGCAGATGTAGTCATAACACTTGGTAAGTACAAAGAACCCAAATCTCCCGAAGAGGAGATCATTAGAACCCTAAATGTTCCTAAGAACAAATTGCCTGGTGGGGGTTCTAAACAAATGGAATCAGAAAGGCACGGGCAATATCTTATAACAATTGATCCAATTAGAGCGAGGTTTGAATGACAACAATAGAAGCATATCATTTAATTAGAAAAGTATTTAATGATGTTGGCTATGACGATAAGTTTGTAATGGACTTAATAGCAAACATACATATTGAAGGTTATGGTAAAGGTTATAAAGAAGGGAGGGAACAACAAGAGAAAATAGACAAACTAAATAAACTTGAAGAACAACAAATTTAACAAAGAAAGGAGTATGGAAAACCATGACCATACCAACATTTATAGGCATAGATGTCGAAACGACAATGAATGCCAACGAAGAAATAGGATTAGCTCATCCTATGCACCCAGATAACCGTGTAGTAGCGTTTGGATGGACAGGATCAGCTAGAACACATGTGACTTATGTTGCGGATAATTTTATAAAGCATGTAAAACTTATTCCTTTAGAACATGTGTTCTGTGGTCACAACATATCTTTTGATTTAATGTATTTGTATAAAGAAAGTACTGTACTTAAACAAGAGTTTCAATCACATAAAATATGGGACACACAATTAGCTGAGTACATTCTTACAGCACAACAATCTAAGTTCTCAAGCTTAGATGAGCTGTGTATTAAGTATGGTCTACCAGTTAAAGACGATAAGATAAAGAAGTATTTTCAAGCAGGACTGGGGTCTGACAAAATACCAGAAGAAGAACTAACACCATATCTTGTACAGGATGTAGACAACGTTGTAGCAATAGCAAACATACAGTATGCGTTAGCTGTAGAAAACAACCAACTAGCTCTTATAGAGTCTCAGATGGAAGCTCTACACGCAACAACAGAAATGATGTTTAATGGTTTACACATAGATAAAGATCGTTTAGACAAGTACACAGTAGAAGTTGTTAACGAATATGTAGAAGTTAAGCTAGACCTAGAAGAACTAGCAGCAGGACACATAGACGACATTAACAGCCCTAAACAGTGGTCACAGTTCTTTTTTGGAGGTAAGAAGAAGGTTAGGGTTAAAGAAGAAGTAGGCGTGTATAAGAATGGTAAGACCAAGTACAAGCTTATGGATAAGACAGTAACTATAAAACCATTTATAGTTTATACACCAGATCCAGAAAAAGTATCTGAAAAAACAGGGCAAATATCAGTAGATGATTCAGTACTCAATGATATGCTTAAACATACGTTTGATAAAAAGGCTATCCAAATTATCAACGGATTACTTAAGTATAGGGAGCTATCTAAACAGCTATCAACATATGTCCAGGGACTTAGCAAGCATGTTATTAATAACTTTATACACGGCAAACTAAACCATACAGCAACAGTAACAGGTAGGTTGTCTTCAACCAACCCTAATTTACAAAACATCAGTAATAACCCTATAAAACAGATCTTTACATCTAGGTTTTCAGGAGGTCACATTGTTGAGGTTGATTTTAATCAACTAGAAGTTGTTGCTCTTGCTCACGTAACAGGTGACGAACAGCTTATCAAAGATATTTCTAGTGGAGTAGATATTCATAGTGCTCTTTATAAGTCTATGTTTGGTAGAAACCCTACCAAAGAAGAACGTAAACCATTTAAATCTAGAACATTTCAATTAATCTATGGTGCTGGTGCTAAAGCAATTAGTAAACAAGCAGGTTGTAGCCTAGAGGAAGCTAAGAAGTTTGTAGATGTGTTTTATGCTAGGTATCCTAAAGTAGGTGAATGGCACACAGGATTTTCTGCTCAAGTAGAACGCATGTCTCACTATGCTATAGGAGAAGATGGTTTAAGAGAAAAAACTAAATCTTATGTATTACAAACAGAGACAGGAAGAAAATTTCTATTTAAAGAGTACCACAGTGATAGTTCTTGGTCTAGTAAGACTTACAATTTTAGTCCTACAGAGATGAAGAATTATCCTATTCAAGGATTAGCTACTGGAGATATAGTACCAATGATGTTGGGTGTTATCTTTAGAAAGCTAATATCGTGGGATTCGGTTCGTATAGTTAACACTATTCACGATTCCATTATGTTTGACGTACATCCAATGACATTGGATTATTTTATAAAGGAGATAACAGAAACGTTAAAGAACACACACGTTTATTTTGAGAGTATTTTTGGAACACCTCTGGCTCTGAAGCTCAATGCAGGAGCATCAGTTGGTGATAATTGGTTTAACATGGAAGAACTAACATGAGTATGATGACAGGCACAGTGGAATCAGTATCCACAAAAGACGTAAACACTAAGTTTGGCACTAAACCTACTTTCTCAATGAAAGTAAATGGTACTTGGATTAAGTGTGGTTTTAAAGATCCTAAAGTAGAAGTTGGCTACGAAGTAGAATTTGATGGCATCTCTGGTACATATGGCGTAGAAACTAAGTCTGTAAACATTCTTAGTAAAGGAAGTGGTACACCTACCCCTCCTTCTACTGGTGGAGCTTCTGTAGGTGCTCCTAAAGCCGTTTACGGAGGTTCTAAAGTATTTCCTATTCCAGCACTACATGGTGACAGAGCTATTGTTCGTCAAAATGCTTTAGCTAGAGCAACAGATCTTTACATAGCAGCAAGGGGTGGTAAACCTTTTGAGCTAGAAGGGGGTAATCTTGATTTTGTTATTTCTTTGGCTCGTAAGTTTGAAGCTTACACAGCAGGAGATTTAGACATGGCTGAAGCTATGGCAGAAACTGAAGTACAAGAGTAAGTTTTGGGGCTGTTAAGCCAGCATTCGAGGATGTTAAGTGTATAGTTTTCTGGCTTTCTTATACACGTACATAGTAATATGTATAGAAATACCAAATCGAGGCCCCTCTTTAATAGGAGAAATAAATGTTTTTTTGGAACAAATATAAAGTTGAACTAGATTTTTTGCGTATGCGTAGCGATTTGCAAGCAGGAGTTATTGAAGATTTAGCAGACCGCTTAGATCGTTATGAACAAATTTTACTTAAGTTTAATGAGCATGGTTTTAAAAAAGATGGCTCACCTAAAGCTAAACCAGGAAGAAAGAAAGGATTGGTATGAGAGCACTCGTGGATGGAGACATTGTTGTATACCGCAGTGCGGCATCAACAAAAGATGATGAAGAGTCTTGGATAGCTCAATCAAGAGCAGACACAATGATTCAGGAGATATTAGCTGACACACAAGCAACATCATACAGCGTATACCTAACGGGTAAGAGTAACTTTAGGAGAGAAATAGCTCCTAGTTACAAAGCCAACAGACCAGATGAGCGTCCTGTACATTGGCAAGCTGTAAGAGAGTTCCTAGTAACACAGCACAAAGCAACCATATGTGACGGATATGAAGCAGACGATGAGATGGGTATCCAACAAGACAAAACAAGCAATACAACAGTCATATGCAGTATTGACAAGGACTTATTGCAGATCCCAGGTAAACACTACAACTTTGTAAAGAAGGTATTTCAAGAAGTAACACCAGACGAAGGTCTTAAGTTTCTTTATCTACAAAGCCTTATAGGGGACCGTAGCGACAATATTATGGGTGTTGCAGGTATAGGTCCTGTTAAAGCTGAAAGAGCCTTGGCAGAGCTTCTACCAGAAGAATGGTACGACAAATGTAGATCAATGTATGATGATGACGAAAGATTTCATCTCAATATGAAACTACTTTACATATGGCAGAAACCCAACGACAGTTGGGAACCACCTGGGAACGAAGGGGCGACAGAAAGGCCTTTAGGCACTTCTGGAGCACAGGCGGAGCAAGCAACAACCAGCAGCGGAGCAAACAACAATGTTGAATAACCTAATAGAATTTCACACTCAAAAAGTACTGCAAATAAGTTATATGCAGTTGGCCATTAAATGTTGGAAAGTGGGTGACGAAAGTACCTCATGGTTAATGTTGTTTGGATGGATAGAACACAAAAACAAAGCTGACAAAATATTTAAAGATGATGAAGACATCATTAAAAAAATATTGGTTGCTGAAGGCCAACACAAGACTGGAATACTATGAGCAGAAGACCAATAAAACATAATCCAAATGTTTACAAAAGTGGATTAGAAAACAAGTTCCAAGAAGCTTGTAAGTTAAAAGGTTGGGATCTACCTTATGAAGCAAATAAAATTAAGTACGTCATACCCGCTAGTAACCATACTTACACACCTGACTTTACTGTTACTAGTAACGTTTACATAGAAACTAAGGGATTGTGGACAGGAGCTGATAGAAAGAAAGCTGTGTTTATAAAAGAACAACACCCTGACATTACTATACTTTATGTTTTACAACGTAACCAAAAGCTTTCTAAAAAAAGTACAACCACTTATTTAGATTGGGCTGCTAAGAATGGTTTAGACGCTTGTATATACGCTAACACAGAACATTGGACTAACTTTATTATGAGGCACATATGATTACCACTAAAACAGGAATAGTTATAGGTTGTAAGTATGACCCTTGGTATGTTTATCATAACNAGGATCAAGATTGGATTAAATACTTAATCAACTGGGGGTGGTATGACTAAACAAAAATACGCCTTTGGTTACACAGATCCAGTAAGAATGTACATAAAGCCACAATATGATGACGAACAAATAAAATCAACTATATCTTTTTACAAAAGGTATAAAGAAATTATTGTTGGGCTTTTATGTTTGGTGGGATTTATCGCAATTGTATTTGTATTTATTTGGTTTTTAAGTTTATTTGCACCATCAGAAGAACAAATTAACAATATGCACAATATGCAAGTTATTCAAGAATTTGATGGATGTAAGGTGTATCGTTTTTGGGATGCTAACTATCATTACGTTACAAAATGTGGAAACCATACAGCAACTGAGAGACATTATTCAGAGTATTGTGGCAAAGCATGCACAAAACAAAAAGTAGAAAGGATTGAAAATGACTAAAGAAGAAATCATTCAGATGCTTAGAGCATCGTGTGATAAAGATAGAGTAGACCCTGAGCAGAATGGCTTTTGGGTAATCGTCACAGAAGAACTTGAAGACTTTGCCAAGTTGGTAGCAGAGAAAGAGCGTGCGAAATCTTTGAAACTTTGGATGTTGTTAGACGATATAGATACCGCAGATGACGTTGCTAAAGCAGATGATGCTATTTATCGCAGTTTATGCAGACAAGTGCATAAAAAAAGATGGGATGTACTGACTGAAGATGATGTAAATAACGCAATCAGAGCAAGGGGATAAGCATGACTAAAGATGAAGCATTAAAGTTGGCGCTTGAGGCGTTGACATACATCTACACCGAGACTACGGCAGATGAAGATGAGTTGATTGACCAAGCCATTACCGCCATCAAAGAAGCCTTGGCACAACCAGAGCANGAGCCTNTNGNGTNTGCAAGTCATGGTGTGATTAACTGGATAGCAGATAAACAGTTTCAGCATGAAGCAGACCTCTACACCATCCCGTTACAAATAGAAGTTGGTTGTGCTGAATGCGGAGTTGGTAATAATCACGCTTTGTACTGCGTAACTTGTGCTGAAAAGTATTTAAAGGAGAAAAACACATGACTAAAGAACAAGCACTACAAACAATACAAACTTTTTTAAATAAAAGCAGCACTCACAGATGGAAAGAAATACAAGAAGCTATTGATTATTTAAAAACAAAAACACTAGAAGAATCTCCTAGATGGAAAACTTATCGTAACCTAACAATTAAAGAGGCACTTGAAATGTGGGTAAACATGAACTCACCTTTAAATANACCAGAATTTGAAAGACATTTGTTGTTTATACAAGCTAAACTCAAGGAGAAAAACATTGAATGAAGTTTTAGATTATTTGTTACTAGTAGCAATCTTAGGTTTAGCGTCTGTATGGATTACAGCCGTATTCTGTTTTGTTGCTTATTTACTAGGAGTTATAAATGAATGATGACTCAACTTGGGTATTGTACGTACTAACTCTAACGTCTGTAGTGGACACAATCATTAACATAATGGAGCATTTTAAATGAAAGCATTTCCAAGCACAACACCACTATACAGTCCTGAAAAAGGAACAATGATAGGTAAACAAGAACATGGGGGTATGGAGCTTAGAGATTGGTTTGCAGGACTTGCTTTAAACTCTATGTACACAGCGTATTGCAACCAAGCTCAAATACATGGGTGGGATGAAAACTGGAAAACTCTTGTAGCTAAAGATTGTTACACAATAGCTGATGCAATGCTGGAGGCTAAGGATGCCAAGAAAGATCTCTGAAATAACAGATGGAGTCTTTGTAACTGTACGTCTAAGTAAAGAACAAAGACAAATGTACTACGACATAGGAGGACATGATTGGTTAAGAAACTACCTTAATAGACAAATAAGGTCAGAGAAGATACAGCTAGGTGTATCCCCTCAACCTAAAAAATTGTTAATAAAAAACTTAGGAGAGTACAGATAGTGCGTGGTTATAGCGAGCCATACGGTCATCAAGACCTATGGTTCCACCATTAATAGCTTTAGTTAATCCCACAAACTCGTTGCTGTCTACAAACCTATTAAGACGGTGTTTTTCCCAATATACAGCAGCAGAAACACAAGCACCTTCGGGTGTAGCAACAGCATCAGGATTACTTACAAAATCAATTTGAGTAGCATCTGATAGCTCTTCATAACCTTTTTTACCTGTTGTTTGTAAGAAACCTCTTCCTCTATACATCCAACCGTCTTTAGATTCTTCATCTCCATTACCCATACGATTAGCATAAGCTCTAGAAGCTATCTTTTCTGGATTATGGGCGTACTCATTAGCTATCTCACTATTAAAATGGCTAGGCCAAACTTTACAAAGAGACTCAGCTTTGTAGTTAAGGTTTTCTTCTAAGAATTTAAAACCACCAGATTCATGGGCACATTGAGCTATAAAAGCTGCTAAACGTTCTGGAGTAGACAAATCTGCTTGTTGTATAGCAGAATTAATTCCATCTATTAGATGTTCAGCATGTTCTAAATCAATATTAGCCGCTTTAGCGAGTTGTTGGGCTTCCATTTATAAGTTCCTTTACTTGGTTATAGGTTGCGATACAGGCGTTGAGTTTACGGATGGCTTGGTCCCCGTCATCTGTGATGGAGACAATAGATTGAGCAAACGTTGGGTCAAGTTGGGCGGTTGAGGTGTCAGATCCGCTGGTAGAGGGGGCATTTGTGGAGGGACATACTGGGGTTTTAGTTTTGATGTAGAGCTGCAACTTACCAGTAGCAATATCACTATCACGTTTAGCATTCTGTTTCTTAGCATCATCTTGTGCCTTTGAGAGTTGAGTTGATAAATCTGCAATTTTTCCGTTGAGTTTTTCTTCTGTCATCCTAGCAGATGCGTTGGCTTCGTCAATAGCACTTTGAACGTTTAAACGCTCTTCTTCATATCCTTGGTGGTGACCATATTCATAAACTCCACCAATTAAAGTGGTAGCTAGTAAAAAAGCTATTGCATAATTCATAATGGAGGTCTTTCGTTAGGACTACTAAAAGGAGATGGTTTGCTAATAGGCTCTACTATATCGTTATTTTTAACAAAAGGTTGTTGTTGAAATCCACCAAAAGTAGAACCAAATTTGTTATTAGGAACACTGGGCATAGATAAAGGAGTGGCAGCAGCAATCATATCAGAAGCAGCTTTAACACCTTTTCTAGTCATAATCCCACCAATACCACCAACAATAAGCAACACTATATCATTAAGCATTTTTTGGTCTGCTTGATCCATAGGAGATATAGACTTAAGAGGTTGAACAACAAAAGTAGTCCTGTATATTAGGGAAACTACTATAAAAAATAAAATAAAAGTAACCATAGTAACAACAAAAGCCCATATACGGATCTCTATTTCATCTGCACTTAGATGTTTGTTTTTGTTCAACTGCAATCTTTTTCTCCAATATAGGTGCTACAAGATATTCAGGACAAGTTTGAGTAAACTCACAGATAGGTTTTTGACATTCAGCATTATTAAAATTATTGGGATTTTGACAAGGATACCTATACCTATCTTCACAACTAACCAACAACAAAAGTAAAACTAAATATTTCATTCTTTTTCATTCTTTCTTTCTTTTTCTAGTTCAAATTCTTTTTTAAGTTTCTCAATTTTACGAACATTAGATTCCATTATTATTCGTTCTGTCCTCATATCCATGTACATAAAACCTAATACTGGAAGAGCAATAACAAAAATAATTGCTAAACAAATAATAGCAACTACATACCCCCATGTGTCATCCGATCTATTGCCCACATTAAACCCACAAAATATGTTGCTACAAATAATACTGCTATTGTAGAAGCCGTTCTAAACCAGACTTTGTCTTCCAATTGTTTTTGTTTCCATGCTTCTTGACCTTTTTTACGTAGCATGTTTTTTCTAGCCATTTCTTGTTCGTTAGCAA